AACCCGGCGTCGGATACAGCGCGGCCTTCGTGACCGCGCCGGGTGACTCCATCACCTCGACATACCAGTTCATCAACTGCTCGTCGTCCGCGATGGGCGACTGCGAGGTATACGCCCCGCCCACAAACAAAGGAAACTCCGGCACCTAGTAGCCCTTGCGGTTCACCGAACCCAGCGACTGCCGCCCCGGACGCATCTGACCACGCGAGCCCTGCGCCATCCGGCCACGGTCCATCTGCGGGCTCATGGGAGACGACCCACCGTAGGGGCTCTGCATGTCCATAGGGGCGTTATCGACGCCCGTGGCGCCGTAGGGTCCCGGCTTGCCCATCATGGGCCCCTGAGGGCCGCCGTAGGCTCCCTGCGGGCTCTGTGGCATGGGCATCTGCTGCGGCATGTATGGGACACCATCCGGCATAGGCTGACCCTCAAAGGCCGACGGGAAATCGGACGCACGCGGCATCGGCTCCCCGCTCTGCGCTCCCCCGCTTTGGTTCCACCGCTGCCATGCCATTTCGTACGGAGACCGTGATGCCATCATTGACATGTCCTTGCTTTGTGGGCTAAGCGCCCGTATCACTGAAAATATTGTATTGCCCGTGCCGTGGCTTCCACATGGCGTCCACGCTCAGGTCCATCAGCCGAATATTGGCGCGCTTCACATCAGCCTTGGAGTCAATGGCGCTCTGTATCAGCGAGGGCGCAGGGTCTACGGAATACTCCGACGACAGCTCGACAGCAAGGTTGTCCCGCAGGAAACGTCGATACCCGGGCGGCAACGAGATGGTGGTTGAGAGTGCCATCTCTGACACCGCCACCGGCGCATAGATGACACCTTCCAACGTGGTCGAGGTTGGCACCATCCAGAACGTAATCGTCGCCAGCGGGTAGGTCAGGTTGTAATACGCGAAGCTGGGATACGTAGACGTTTGCGCCTTCTGCGGAATCGCCGCGTAGGCGTCCACCGTCAGCAGCCCCAGCGGCATCTCCAGATCCGGCGTCTGGCTGGTGTCGATGAACTGCAGGTCGTCCACGTAGATGGGCCGCGCGATGTTCACATCGCCGCCGGCGCCCACCGTATACGCCGCCTGCCCTGACACCAGCGGCCATGTGGTCCGCAGCGAGGTATACATCGTGAGGCGCTCCGTGCCCCATCCGTCGATGAGGTCGTTCAGGCGCTCAAGCCCATCGTTGGCTTCCTGCCCCGTGGGAGCCTCGCTTGCGTCCAGCACGCCTATGCGCTTCATGGCCGCTGTAATCAGGTCGAGTGCTGTCATTCAGAGCCCTTCACTTGTTCCGCTTGCTGATAGCTGCAGCCTTGGCTCTGGCGTCTTCCTTGCTCGACGCGCCCCACGCTTTTAACGACAGGGCCAGCCGTGTCGGGTTCCCGCTGGGGTCCGCCATCGGTCCCGGCATGTTGCCCATTCGGGCAAGGAAACTTGCCCTGCGCGGATTGTCACCCGACTTCACAGGAGCTCGCAGAGTGCCGCCTGTCTCGGCGTGATAGGACGCTCGACCCTTGGCGTTCAGTCCGCCCGCAGGGTTCTTGCCTTCTGTGCGTGTCCACGCGGCGCTCATATCTGTCCTCGCCTTCTTAGAATGTCACGCGATACGTGCCACGCACACCCAACCCCTTGCGAGGCTGGGCTGCCGGTGAACGACCCTCTGGCATCATGGTCGCCAGCCAATCACGATGCGCGGCTTCCAGCTCAAACGCTTTCAACCGGGCGAGCACGCCCGTCTCGTCTCGCGTCCGCATGGCTTCCACCTCGACGCCGGGACGGCGATAGCCGAGTCTGTATTCGGGCGCCTCGCCACGCCGCATCTCTGCAGACGCGTCAAGTCTTGACGGAAAGTCCAGCCCTACCTCAACGGGGCTCCTGCCACGCAGCACGTCCATGACGCGAGCCGTATCAAGACCCGTCAAACGTGGGTCTATGCGCAGGCGCGCCAGCAGAGAGGCAAGGCTGGGCATGTCAGTCCGTCAACTGCCGGTGGGTGTCCGCATCACGCGCAGCACGCTCACGCTGAGCCTTGCCGCTCATCTTGACTGCCGCCGCTGCCGCTTCCGCAGCCGCCTGCGAAATGTCATTCTCCGAGGCTTCCACGCGCGCCTTGGCAAGGTCTGGTCCGTTCATCCAGCCGGCGCCAATCGCCAGCAACTGCTCAGACTCACTCTGCACAATCTGCGTCTCAACCGTAATCTTGCCGTCTGTTTCCAGCCGACCGCGATACAGCATCGCCGGGAACGGCACAAACCGATACGGCTTGTTCCACTTCAGCATTTCCCGATCCGTTTCTGTCTCGCCCGTTCGTACCACACTCATGATGCTGGCCTTTCGCACGCCCGCAGGCGCGAAGAGAGAGGAAACGCGGGGGGCCACACGGGCCCCCCACGGTGATACTACGCAATCGTGCAGTTGGTCAGACCGAGAAGGCCCCACGTCCCGCCGCGCGCGACGCAGATGAACGAGGCGCCCGCCTTGGCCGCGAAGGTAATCACGTCACTCGACGTGGTGTCTCCGTAGAAGCCCGCCGTGTAGGTCACGGTGTGGGCAAACGCCGAGGCGTTCAGCACGGTCATCGTCAGTCCGTCCTGATCCTTGCCCGGTCCCACCAGCGTCATTGCGCGTGCGGCGCCGCCATTCAGGACCACCATCGTGTCCTGCGTGGGAACGGCGATAGCACCCGCTTCCGAATAGGTGACAATGGTCGGGAACTGAGGATCAACCTGTGAAGACTGCCCCAGCGGCTGCACAGCAAGGTCGCTGGACAGGCCCGTTGTTGCGATAGCAAGGATGTTGTGCGCCACCGCACCAGACCCAAGGTCTCCACGCGACCGCACCGAGATGTTCGTCCCGGAGACGGCCGTCACCACCATGAACTCGTCGTCGAGCTTCAGGAAGTTGCCGGCCGCAAACCCGGTCGCCGAGGTCACCGGGATAATCAGGTCGGCCACGCCAACGGCGGCCGAGATAGTCGTAGTCGTCTGTGCCATGTCTGTAATCCTTATCCCTGCACGCGGACGGCAAGCGTCGGCCGCAGTGTTGCCCAGCCATACAGCACGTCCAGACGGGTCGGCTCACTGTCCGTGCCAATCTGATACTGCTGCACCATTCGGATGCTGACGCCCAGTTCCTTCGACCGCACCACCGTCGCTTCTGCGCCGGACTGCGGACGGTGGAGGTCAGCCATCACCAACGCGAACGCGTCGGGATGATAAAGCAGCGACTGTGAGGTCACGGTCGCCGTCATCGTGCTAGCGCCCGCGCCGACCACGGTGATCGCCGCATTGTCAGCCGGTGACGCCGTCACGGTCTGGAGCTGACCAGACGTGACGATGGCCGGGCTGATCGGCAGCGTTGCCATGTTCACACCGCTGCTGGTGGTCGTGGCGGTTACAACGAACTGCTGCAGCGCGCCCGTGCTGGCGTAGCTGACGGGGTTGACCGCAAACACGCCGGCGATGGTGAAAATGTCGCCCTTGTTGAGTGTGGCCGCGCTCGACGCCCAACCGTCCGTGACCAGCGACGAGCCCGTCTGGCTGGCGCCATTGATGAGCGGGGTCGAGGTCGTATACGAACCGGTGGTGAACTTCGCGACGTTCGCGTCCTCATACCACTCGCTGACGCCCAGCGCGCGGCTTGCGAACTGCCCCTCGCGATACTGCTCGCTGATCTGCGCGCTCGGATTGAACAGCGTCAGATTCGCATTCGCCAACGTCACCATCGACGTGGGGTCCAGCACCGCCACGCGACCGTCAGACGGCACCGCGCTGTTGGTCAGCTTGGCGCCGGCCTGCAGGTAGGTGAGGTTGCTGGAGGGCGTGGTGCCCGGGGTGCCCACGCTCTGGTAGACATCGGTATAGACGGTGTTCAGACCGTCGTAGTCGATGACGTTCGCCAGCGCGGTCGCGGCCGGCTTGACGTAACGCTCACGCACCATCTCGATCTCCTGCGTCATGGACGCGGTAGACCACGAGTAGGCGACGTTCTTCTGGTGGGTAAGAGTGATGGGCGTGTACTGGTCGTTGATGCCCTGCGTCTGCAGTGCCTGACCTTCCGTCACCGTAAAGCGTTGCGGCAGACGGGCGTTGACGGTGTAGCCCACCTTGGCGCCCGCCTGCACGTAGGCGTCATCGTAGGAGCGGTTGACATTGGCCGCAAATTTCAGGTTGTTCACCAGAATCCGGGCGACTTCCTTGGTGTACCACGTCGGAGTGACGAGACTGTTTGCCATAGTGTCCTCTGTTGAATTATCGAAGCCGGCGCGACCGGTCGAGCTTGTTCATCCGTGCCACATACTCCGGCCCGAATGCCAACTCGCTCGGATCGTCTGCCGACCCACTGGGCACGCTTCCGACTGGCCTGATCGGACGTTTTGCCTGACTGACTGATTGGAACGCGGCTGTCGAGCCATGAGCGACAGACACGCGCGCTTCGAGGGCTTTCATCTCGCCATAGGCGAGTACAGGATGCAGCGCAGCGATGCGCTGAGCGTCGTCGGGATTCTGCGCCATGTGCAACATCAGCGTCGGCCCAAACTCACTGGCCTTGATGACGTCAATCATGGGGGTGCTGAGGTCGATGTCCTCCCGATCTACTGCGACATCGAACCCGGGGTTGTTGGAACGAAACGTCTCCAACCTGTCTGCGTGCGAGGCTTCGCGCTGGTTGAACCACTGCTGCCGGTTCGACGCCTCCTGCTGCTGCGACGCCTGCTGCTGCGCCTCACGCACGGCGCGCTGGCCTTCATACCGGGCCGCCGCCTGCACATACTGCCCGTAGGTCTCGAACTGGTCCTCGGTCGGGGCATACGGGTCCGGTGACTCAGGAGCGGCCTGTGCGGGCGCCTGCGCCTGCTGGGCGCGGAACTCCTCGAAGGTGCGACGCTCGGCCTCGAACGCCCGCTGCTGCTCGCCCCGCTGCCGTGCCAGCTCGTTGATCTGCTGCTGGTAGGTTTGCTTGCGTCCTTCCAGCGACCGCTTCTTCTGATTCAGGACCGACGCGGCATCTGTCGCCGCGTGGTCACTGGGCTCCTCGTCGGGAACGGACTGCTGCGCGTCCGTCTCAAGGTCCCGCTCCGGCGTCGGTGACGAGCCCCCCTCCGGGGTGTTGGTCTCGACGGTAAACGAATCCTCTGCCGGCGCAGCCACACTGTCTGGCGCGAATGTGTTGTCCATGATTAGACCTGATAGAGCGCGACCATCAGGGTCGCGGTGGTGGTGGTGCTATTGACGCGAATCGTCTTGAGCGGGAGCACCTGTCCCGCAATGGCCGTGAAATTGACCGCCGTGCCATCCTCAAACACCGCGACGACAATGCCGGCGCCGCCGACATACAGCCCCAGTGCCGGCCTCGGCTTGGCTGCGGCCGTCGCCGAATACGTGGTGCCGTCGTAGTTCACCGTGTCGCTCTTCGTGACCGCGACGCCCGAGTTGTAAATGCTGTTTACTGTCATAGATCCTCTTCTCCCTCAGGCAGGTCCATCATGATGGCCTCGGAGGTCAGCGCATCCAGCGCTGCCGCCGCGTCCCGCTCGGCCGCATAGTCGGAGAGCACCCCCGCATGACCCGCCATGCCCACCTCATGCGCCTGCGTGTCCTCGCGGTCACGGTCTGCTGCAAGAATCTTGGCTTGTGCGTCTTGCGATGCGAAGGTGCCGCGCATGTGCGCGATCTGCATCTGACTCTCGATTTGCATCTGGGCAATCTGCTGCCGCGACGCCATCTCCATCTCGGCAATCTGCTGCCGCGCCTGCAGCTCAAACTGCTTGGCCTGCATCTCAGCCTGCATCGTCATCTGCTTCGCCTGCAGGTCGCCCTGCACCTTGGCCTGATCCTGCTGCAGTTGCTGCTGCGTCTGCTGAAGCTGCTGGGTGAGCTGCTCAATCATCTGGCCCGACTGCTGCTGCATCTGCTGCAGTTGCATCTGCAATTGCTGCGGGTCCGGCCCTTCGTCGGTGTCGGGGCTCTGCGCCTGCGGGGGCAGCATCCGCTTCAGGCGCTCGGATATTTCCGTGTGCCCCGGGAAGTCCCGATACTTGAAGTAGAGGTCGCCGATAATCGGCATCAGGCCGGGGTTAGCCGACAGCACCTGCCCCATCTCATCACTGGCCTGACTGACCCGCGACTGCCATGACTTCCCGACCGTGACGGTCACGGTGTAGCGTCCCTGCTTCAGGTCATGCTGACGCACGCGCGGCGCCGGAGGACGCATCGGCATAGGTCTCATACCCTGTGGGCCCATCGGACCCATCTGCTGGCCCTGCGGTCCCATCGGCGGGCCCATCGGCGAGGGCCCCAGAGGCGGTATCCCTTGTGGGCCGCGTAGTCCCTGCGGAGACAGACCCGCCGATGGCACCGGCACCGGAGCGCCGGCTTGCATCGTGAACGGCGCGTTCAGCATCACCTGCTGCGGCGCGTCGTCAATGCCGAGAATGCGGGCAATCCGTCCCGGGCGGTCATACACCGCTGGAATCAGATCCAGCAGCACCTTGGCCTCGTAGGTCATTGCGACCTGCGCGAGGTTGTCAAGGTAGTTGCTGTTGCCCGCGTCACTCTGCTGCTGCAGCGCCATCACCGCACGGCCCGACCGCGAGCCCGACGCGCTGCCGAGGGACGGGTCGTAGACGAACGTCGTCGCCTGCACGTAGTCCGACGCCTGCTGCACCAGCGCAAGGCTCGGCCCCAACTGGGCGCCCGCCATCTGCCGCTGCGGCAATGGCGCCGGCTGTCCCCCGATGGTTGTCGGCTTGACCTGCAGGTAGGGGAAGTTCCGCGTGTTCGCCTGCGCCCACGCTGCTTCGTGCCCCTCGAACTGCCCCTCATACCCGATGAAGGGCGCCTTGGGCTCCAGAGCCACCGTCTCCACGGCCGTCGAGACCGCGT